CTTGTGTAAAGTTCGTACTCTGTCCAGCCTAACCTTCCGCATCCAAACTTAAGGCACCATGCTCTGTACTGCTGTCCTGTGAGTGATTTTTTTTTTCAGTATCAGGTTTCGAGGTCTTTTCAATAGCCTTCTTATATTGTTCCGATTCTTCTAAGGCAGCTACCACTTTCATCAAATCCGATTCATTTATATTATCCACCCAATCACAACACTGTTCAAAAGTAAAATCCGGTTCCTCCCGTTTGCGGTAACAGTTTGACATCAGCCCGGCGTAAATCATAGCATAGGATGTTGTGGCACTGATATTAGTTTGGTCAATAAGCTCACCCATACGGATCAATGCGCCCTGGTCAAATTTAATACCCCGTAACTTACCGCCAATCTCAATTTGTATATAACTCATAAATTAAGATGTAGCGGTTGTTTTAGATGCAAGGCCATAAATACCCAGTTCACAACTGAATGTCATAGGCGAATCCATGCCGCCGGAAATATCCAGCTTTGCAATAAATGCCGTACCTGAGTACGTTTCATCACCATCTACAGGTACAAGTTTACCGTACTTCCAGTAAACCGTATCGGTATTACGCCAATAGTCATCCAGTTCATCAGTACTTACTTTGCCTGAATCAGGATCCTCCAATATCTGACCTTCAAATGTCAGCCCATTTGATTTTGCACCAGGCAAAGTATCAGGGCCGCACATTGTCTTAGCGTCAATAATAGCCGTACCCCTTGTAAAGGAATGTGATGTAAGACACACAACCGTATTGTATGTGATACCGTCCCGGCTTAAAAAGACAATCATGTCGTTACCGGAAATCTTGTGTTCTGCCATTGTAGTATATTTTTGTTAATAGTTAAATAATATCTCTTATGAGATGTCTGAACGCTGAAAAATTGTATGTTTAAAAGTAATGTACCTGCTGATATATTGCCTGTTACCAACATTTACCGCATCCTGCACAACATCATTCACCATCCGGGTACTCACAATTTGCGCTCCGTCAATACTCAGGTTAATATTAGGGTACGGATATATCCTGTTGTAAACCTCCCTGGCTACCAGGTCAGCACTTAAACCGCTGTTCAGCCCGTCATTCCATGTATGCAACTCTACTGTTATCTGTGTTTCGGTGTCACTGCTGTTATTAGTACTGGCATCTGAACTTGTTATTGTCCTGAAAACTATATATTGATCCGGGCTTACTGTAGGCGGTACTGTCTGATAAAATACCGGGATGCCCGATATTCCGTCAAGTGCCGCCTTGTAAGCTACCCTCAAACTATAGTTTATGTCAATCATAATTTTATATTGTTCAAATCTTTTAAAAGCTGTACCGATGCCATATCAACTGCTGGTTTTAAATATGGCTGCGGTTTTATACCTTCAACGATTATTTTCCTGGCAATTAAATATGCCGCCTGTTTTTGTGCTGCCAAAGACGATTTAGATTTTGATACATTACCTGATACCGTTATTTGCGCTCCAATACCCTTACGTTGCACCCATTTAGTTATCCTTAATACAAACTCCTCAAACGATCCTGTCCCCTTACCTTTCGCCTGGGCTGCCAGTTGTTTCCAGTCTTCCGGTAGCGTAGAAACATAGGCTGCAGCATATTTCCTCGTCCCAAATTCAACATAAGCAGCGTATTCAACTGAGCAGCCTACAATGGATCCCAATGGCACAACATCATGATATATTGAGTTCTTTAACAGCCCTTCATCAGTTGGAGCCAGTTGTTTTGCTTCCCGGTCAGCATTTATACCGAATTTATCAAAAGCCTTCTGCACCTGCGGCTCATAGTGTTTAGGCATGAACCGCTGCATAGTCTTTTCTAACCCCTCTATCTTTATGACAAATCCACCCATGTTTCTGTTCTTGTGTATCTGAATACTAAATAGTCTTTATACCCTTCTGTTTCAATTACCATTGATTCCGGCTTACATACCTGCCCTTCATATATCATAACTGTCTGCGAATTAAACCGGCCATCAAACCGAACCTTTACCCGGTAATCGTACCTTACTAATTCCTGTGATTGATCTATGAAAGAACTACCAGATCTGTCCTGTATTTCAGCCCACGCATTCCATTGTTCAGTAACTACTTCACTTGTCCCACCACCAGCATCAACCGAATAAGTAACATTCTGAAATAACGGCCTCCTGTCCATAGCGCCTATCCCTTTCCTTCTTTTCATTACTTGCTCCTTATTAATGGATTTAGTATTACCTGAACCATAGGCGAAAGCCTTTGACTTACTTCAATATCACCCCTGTTTTCGTACATATACAGGCATTGCTGCATGATAGCTGTTTTATAAATCTCCGGTACTGTACCGGCTGCAAATCCACCGGTGTAAGTAATTCTCATTCGTCCAAGAGGGGTTTGTAACTGATCGAAGTAGTACTCAATAGTTAAAGCCGTTCCCTGCCAATCCACAGCAGTTGGGGTATCATTTACAGGCCCGTAAGGCAATGTAAAACCTCCGTTAGCATTATTTATATCGGCGGTTATCGCACGGGCAATAAGTCCAGTATTTGTATATTGCTCTACCATTGCACGGGACGCAACTATCAGCGAATCTATCAAAGATGCTTCAGCATTACTATCTATCTTGCCCCATGTTATCATCTCCTCGTAAGTTACAGGTTCCGGGTTTCCAACAGCAGCCCAATTAATATTGGTACTATGTGTCGAATTATACAACCCATTCCCCAGAGTAGCCCTGTACCCGTTATTCCGATAGTAGTAATCCTCGTTTGACCTGTAATCCATGTGGTATAATTAAAACAGCCCTGCCCAACACAGGACAGGGCTGTATTTATAAACAACAATCACCGTTAAGAAATTGCGTCGAATGTACCGTAGATGAAGTAATCACTTCCGTAAACCGGCAAAGCAATCCTTTCTTCAATCCTTACAGTAACCTGGTTACTGCGAACATTGGTAGAATCTTCGTAGAAGAACTCAACCCTTGCAGGTTCCCTGGTAATAAGGTTTGCACCCATTGTCCAGTCGCCTACCAGGTAATCAAGCTGCCTCTGTGCTGTTGACCTGAATACAGGGACACCGGCTACCACCAGACCTCCGCCTGGAGTACGCTCAATAAGGTTTACCGGCAATGTGTAGTCACCGGAAGTTGAACCTTTGTACAGCCATAATGTGTACCAATCTGCAGGGTTAAGCAAAATACCATTCGCTTCACGATCCAGGTTTTCCAGTTGTGAAATGGCATTAACAAGCGTTTCAGCACGGTTTGTTACGGCTGCAGCGGCAGCAGTGTAGTTACCAGTTGATTGGATGCCAAGCAAATTAGGTCTTACGCCGCTACCGTCAAGTATTTGCGCATCTTCTGCACGCAGCAAAAGTTCAGGTAAACGGCTTTGCAGGAATGTGGTCATTCCATCAATATCATCCAGCATATTGCGGCTGATCACCAGAAACCCGGCAACCCACTCAGCGTAAACACTGGCTTCTGTCATTTTCAACCCGATCTGTGCTTTTGTGGTAGCTTCCAGGGCGTTTGCGATAGCGCCGGTGCCGGTGGTCTCTTTTACAAAATCAAAGGTACTTTTGGCACCCATTGTACCGCCCTGCAGCAACTCCCGGATATGGAGTTTACGTTTTGGCAGTTCAATAATACCAGGCTTTACATAGGTAACGCTGGCGCCTGCATTAGTGAAAGAGTTACCAAACTGCATATCTTTCAGGTCAAGTATAATCCTTTCACCCTTTTTGATATTACGCAGTTTGTCAGCGGCTTCTTTTGTTGCTTCCTCAAATGATTCTGCAAACATTTTACCCTCGGTGCCTTCTTTTTTAAAGCGCCCTTGCTTAACGAGCTTTTCCATTTCTGCCCAATCCTTAATCATGGTTTCCATGTCCGTTTTGAGCTTTGTAATCGCTTCCGGGGTTACATCTGATGGCAGTCCTTTAATAGCTGCAACTTTCTGATCTACCAGGTCAACCATTGCTTTTGCGCTGGCATTTGCCGCATCTGAAGCGGCTTTAAGGATAGTTTCTTTAGAAGTTTCCAACTCCTTAATAACCACTTCCTTTATCTGTTCAAGTTCTTTATTATCCATTTCAATTATTTTTTGTGTTAAAAACTTTGTTTATAGA